GTTCAAGAATCTTGGACCAGGCCGGGCGGTTTATGATATTCCTTCGGATCACAGTTGTGGTCCACCAGGATAGCATATCCACCATAAAGGCCTTGATACTTCCCGAGCAGTTTGAAATCAGATTGGTACGACGGACATAATCCTGAAGTACGTTTTCTGATCCTCCCTATCTCGTGAAGATGGAGTAGCAGGTTAGCTACTAAGGTTTATCTCTACCATTGGCATTTCGCTTCTGGTGGAGGGCTTTAATAACTGACCGGAGCTATCCCATGGATAGGTTTGGTTTCTCTGTATTTCTTTGACAATATTCCGCGAGGAAGATTGGCTAGACATTCAGAGGATCCTGGACGGCAAATAGTTGTGGCCAAGGGATGTGGGACACCTCAACACCATCTACCCAAAATCTCTTAGCGAATTCGAAAGAATCCTCGGAGATTAGGGATTTGGCAGCTGAGATCTTACATCCCAAGACTACTTCTATTATCCTCCTATATTCCTTGGCCACGGCGGCATCGCGAATAACGATATCGTCTCCCAATAGGATGTACTTGTCAAAGTTATAATGCTTATAAACATTATGTCCTGCGACCCGTACTACCTAATGGTGGCAAAGCGCAAAGACAGCCCAGGAGGTATAAGCCCCCATAGGTTGCCCTGCTCCGTAATATACGTCGGCCCCATCCTTCCAAATTGGTCGGAAGGGGAGACCTATTAGGAGCTGCGCCCAGACCCCAGATAGTTCTTCTCCAATGAGGTGACTAACAACTTTCTTTTGGAATTCCATTGGAAAGCGATCAGTCGCCGCACTTAGATCAAAACTATAGTGGGGACCAAGGAATGAACCTGGGTTAAAGCCTGTTTGATTGAGGGTCATGTCAGTTCCTTTGAACCATACATTCTACTTCCTTATAAGGAAGAGGTGCATGGGACGAAGAGCTGTCTGGGTCCAATAATCAAATATGGCAATAACCCTGTTCTTGCCAGCTGGGTCTCTTATAGATGTGAGCTTCCTCATTGGGGACTTGTCTCTTTTCTTCAAACCTTGCGGAATGATAGAAGAAACATCAATCCCCTCTGAGGACACGTCTACAAGAGGACCCACCTTTGATCCCATTCCTGGCCATTTCATTAGTAGGGGCTAGATCGATTCTTTAAAGAAAGGATCTTGCACTTCTACGAGAGATGACCAAAGAGCGTGACCAAAGGGCCCGGCCTTCGAAGTCATATGGAATTTCTTAAAAGCAATCGCTGACTCGGGGAGTTTAATCCCCAAGACATCAAGAGCTTCTCTAGATTTCCACACGAGTGTGTGGTAGGAAGTCCGACTGGTGTCCAAAGTTGATTTCTCAACGATGGGTACCAAGTCAGGTTCCGGCCACCAGTCGCACAAGTGGTCAAACTGCTATGCAGTCTAAGCCTCTTGTATGGCCCGAGGGCTTCTTGCTCGGAGTTGCGGGATCAAATCACCAAAGAGGGTAGGAATACCGTCCTTAGTAACTTTAATCCTAAATTCCTTTGCAAGAGAAGGCGAATGACACCTCGCTGCGTAGTTCATCTACAATACTCGACTATCCTTGATGTATTTGAGAGTGGTTTTAAAACCACGATCATTTACCATCTTGTTTAGTCGTCGAATGATCGCCTAAGAATTAGACTAGCCTAGCCTCTCGAACAATCGTTCGATGTTATGCTAAGTCCGATTCATTGTGGTTTTCATTTGATTTTGTATTTGTGGTGATAGGTGCGATAGGAATAGTTGATCTGAGGTAAATTCCTCTACCTCTGAGCGAAATGCACAGGGGGAAAACTCGACTAAGAATTGACCACCGCTATGCACCTGCCTACATCGATCGGTGTAGGTAGGGCGAAGTGTTACCGGCAGGACGCCTTTAATTTCCTGCTCCGTACTTAAAACGCTGATTCTCCGAAAGGAGGATCTCCGTCCAATGGACTTTCGTCTATTGGGGGGTTGAGTACGGTATGTCTCCCACCTCTGCTACTAGTAATAGTATGCAGGGGGAGGAG